CTGGTACTACAACTTTTGCTAATTCAACCACCAATGCGTATTTCTATAACGACCTCAACATCGTTTATGAAATCCAAGCTGATGGTTCAATGGCTCAGACTAGTATCGGTAATGAATATTTGTTCACAAATATCACTGCTGGTTCTACAGTAACAGGCTTATCGCAAGCTACTCTTGGTGCTTCTACCGCAGTTGGTAATGGCAACCAAGGACAAATGCGTGTCGTTGATCTATGCCAAAACGTAGACAACGCATGGGGAGATGCTTATACAATCGTACGTGTACAATTGTCTGGCACTCAGTTCTACGGTGCTTACACCGCAATCGTTTAATATAGGAGACTGACAAATGGCAGCCCCGATGAGAAGTACGGACTTCCGTTCAATAGTTGAACCTATTCTGAACGAGTCCTTTGATGGCGTTTATGACCAACGAGCTGACGAATGGAGCACTGTATTCCGTGAGCAATCTGGTATTCCACGTAACTACCATGAAGAACCAGTGTTGTACGGTTTTGGTGCAGCTCCTCAGTTACCTGACGGCAGCCCTGTAACCTATCAACAAGGTGGTGTTCTGTTCTTACAACGCTATGTCTACCAAGTATTTGGATTGGCATTTGCTTTGACCAAAGTATTGGTTGAAGACGGTGATCACATCCGTATTGGTCAGGTATATGCGAAGCACTTGGCACAATCTTTGGTGGAAACCAAAGAATTGCTATGCGCTAACGTATTGAACCGTGCATTTAACTCTTCATATGTTGGCGGTGATGGCGTATCTTTGATTAACACTGCACACCCAATTGCAGCTGGTTCATTCAGCAATCAGTTAAATACTGCTGCTGCTTTGTCTCAGACTTCGTTGGAGCAAATGTTAATTCAATTGCGTCTAGCTGTTGACAACAATGGTAAGAAAATCCGTTTGCAACCACTTAAGTTAGTTGTAGCACCGGGTAACGTGTTCCAAGCAGAAGTATTGCTGAAGAGCGTATTACGTACTGGTACTGCTAACAATGACATCAACCCAATTAAATCGATTGGTTTGTTGCCAGAAGGTGCCTCGGTTATTAGCCGTTTGACATCTTCTACTAACTGGTGGATTCAATCAGATGCACCAGAAGGTATGAAACTGTTGATGCGTCGTGCATTAGAGAAGACTATGGAAGGCGACTTCGAAACCGACTCTATGCGTTACAAAGCAACTGAGCGTTATCAGGTAGGTTGGACTGATCCACGTGCTATGTGGGGAACTCCAGGAGCCTAATGTTCTAAGGTTATGTGGGGAGACCTTAACTCCCCACTTCATTTGTCATACTTTTCATGGAGCAGACAACATGCCACAATTTAGTGATGATTTATACTTGGGTTCAGCTCAAGCTTACATGGGTACAGATGCGTACCTTATGTATACAACCGCGGCTACCGCTGCTACCATAGTTTCAGGTGGTTCTAGTGGTTATGCAGTTGGTGATACCCTTCAAGTTCTAGGCGGTACAGGTACACCTACAGTATTGACTGTAGCAACCGTATCAGCTGGAATTGTTCAAACTGTTACCGTTTCAACTGGTGGTGCTTACACAACCCCTCCTATTGGAACACTTAATACAGCTATCCTTAATAGCGCTTCTGGCTCTGGTACGGTTACTGTAACTTTAACTTTAGGCACACCAATCAATTCTTATCCTTCCCCAATGGGTCAAGGCGTAGGTCCATTAGGTCGTGTTTATGTATTNGATATTTGCCCATCTGCTCCTTCTGCAACTGCCTTAGCNGCNNCTCAAGCTACCACAGCAAGCACAGCTATGACATTGTCCGTAGGTTCAGGTACAGGCGTAACTAAGACTACAAATACTGCTGGTACAACCATTTATCAACTTGATGTAGCTCGTACTATTTCAATTACAACTGGTGGTTCTACAATTACAGCTTCTGTATTTACTGTGTCTGGTTATGACATTTACGGTCAAGCAATGACTGAAGCAATTAGCGTTCCTGTAACTGCTTCTACCACCACAAATGGTAAAAAAGCATTCAAGACTGTTGTTTCCATTACTCCAAGCGTAAGCAATACCAATACTGTTTCCGCTGGCGTATCTAATATCTACGGTTTGCCAGTTCGTGCAACAGATGCGGCTTATATTGCTGATATTGGTTGGGCTCAATCTATTGCAAACGATGCAGGAACTTTTGTAGCCGCTGTACAAGGTACTGCAACTTCAACCACTGGTGATGTGCGTGGAACTTATGCTCCTAGCTCAAATGCTAATGGTACTTATCGTTTGGTAATGGGTATTTATATGCCTGCAATTGCAGTAGGTCCAAACGCTACTCAAACTGGCGCTCTTGGCGTTACTCAAGCCTAATTAGGAGAAATTAATCATGGCAACAAAATTTAGTCGTGAACCAAAAGAAATGACTACCGAGCCTTCTGCTGATGAAGCAGGTAAAGGTATGAAAAAAGGTGGTCATGCGCACAAGAAGCATATGGCCATGGGTGGAAATCCGATGATGGCAATGGCACCTCGTCCTGTAATGGGACGTCGCCCTCCTATGCCAACTGGTGCCCTTCTTCAGCGCAAAAAAGGCGGTAAAGCTGAAGGTGGTAAAGAGCACAAAGCAGAAATGCATGAAATGCATAAGATTGAAAAAGAACTTAAGCATCATGAAAGCATGAAAGCTAGTAAAGCTCATCGTGGTTTAAAAGCAGGCGGTAAAGCAGGTATGTACAATCCTCCAGTTGGCGGTTTGTTAGGTGAAGGTAAACCCCATCACAAAGGCACATCTGGTGGTATTGAAGGACCTGGCTACAAGCACGGTGGTAAAGCTCATCGTATTTCTGGTCATCCTGAAGGCTCACATGCACACCACAAAGCAATGGCTAAGCATCACAAAGCTAAACATGCAGAAGGCGGATCTATGCATCATCACAAAATGCATGAGCATCACAAGCACATGGCTAAAATGGCTGCAGGCGGTACAAGCCCTGTTGATCACGAAGGCGGTAAGCAATTGAAACGTGGCGGTCATGCTAAACATCACTATGCTAAAGGCGGTCAAGCTTTGGCAGCTAAAGGTGATCGTTTTCAAGATCGTAGTGCATTAAAACCAAAAATTGATGTGCAAGATAAAGTTCATGAAGCTAAACAGACTAAGTCTTTTCACACCAAGACAGGTGGAGTAGAAGGTGTTGGTTATAAACATGGCGGTCATAGCAAGAAGCATTATGCAAAAGGCGGTACTGTATCGCAGAATGTTGCTAAACGCTACTTGAATGACATGAAAGACGGCGCTAAAATGCCTACCAAGAAAGCTGGAACTGGTGAAATTAAAGAAGGACCAGCTGGCTACAAAAAAGGTGGACATGTTAAGCACCATGGTCATGTTGCTCATCACACTACTCATGGTCATCATGATTCTGGTCATACCCATATGCACAAACATGCTGCAAAGCATTCGCATGGTCATGACAAGATCGACGGTCATCCTATGAAACATGGTGGTCATGCTAAACACCATAAAATGGGTGGCAAGGCTAAGTGTAATTACTAAAAGGTTGGGGGAGCAATCCCCCGCTTTTTAAATTGGAGAATTTATGAGCAATAATAATATTGTCGCTTCAGTCACACGTGCTGGTCGATATGAACCATTTGATTTGCAAGTGGCTCGTGGTCAGATTATGGGCCATAGTGTGGTAAGTTTGTTTGGTTATCAGTCATCAGTAACTACAACATCAATTCCTATTTGGGAAAATGCATCAACTTATACATACATTACATCAGCATCTACTTTAACGCTTGTAAGTACGTCAGCATCTGATGATACAAGTGCTAAAATATTTATTAGTGGATTGGATTCAAGCTTTAATCCAATTTCTGAAACTTTGGCGCTAAACGGTACTGCTGGTGTTACGACAGTTAATAGCTATTTTAGAGTCAATAGTTTGCTAATGACGTCACCCGGCACAGGTCAAACGACCAATGTAGGTACAATTACTCTTAAGCAATCTTCTAACGTAGTTGCACAAATTAATGTAGGTATAAGTAAGTCACAAAGTACGATATACACTGTTCCTGCCGGTTATACATTTTATTTAGATTTAGCTGAAGTAAATACTTCAAATAGCTATACAGGAAGTACAATTATTACGTATAAAGTTCAGGCAATTAATAATGTAACTGGTGTGAAGCTAACTGTATTACAACAACCATTTGTTTCAATTTATACGGCATCACGTGCATCAGACCCATTTGCATATAGTGAAAAGACAGATATTCAATGGCAGTTAATTACTAGTACAGGAACAATTGCTGCTGGAGTAATCGTCACAGGTAAATTAATTGCAAATAACAATAACGTTAACCCAGCATTCCCATAATCATGCCACTCATCAAATCTAAATCCCCAAAAGCATTTAGTAAGAATGTAGCTGCAGAAGTGCATGCAGGTAAACCTGTAAAACAAGCAGTTGCCATTGCTTATTCTGTAAAACGGTCTGTTAAGAAGAAAGACGGTGGCAAATTGCCCGGTTTATGGGAAAACATTCATGCTAAGCAAGAACGGATTAAGCATGGTTCTGGTGAGCATATGAGAAAGCCCGGAAGTAAAAGTGCTCCAACAGATTATGATTTAAAGCATTCACAGTCTAAGAAGATGGCTCATGGCGGTGATGTTAAGTTGTCAATCAAAAAAGGTGAAAAGAAGCCTACTAGTCAAGGTGCTGGCCTTACTGCAAAAGGTCGAGCAAAAGTGAATCGTGAAACAGGTAGTCATTTAAAACCGCCACAAGCAAGTGGTCCTAGACATGATTCATTTTGTGCCAGAATGTCAGGCATGAAAGGTCCTATGAAAGATGAAAAAGGACGGCCTACACGAAAAGCAGCATCCTTGAAAAGTTGGCATTGTAAAGACGGTGGTAAACCTAAAAAGCACAACATAAAAGGGTGGTAATGAGTACAAGCGGAACAGTAAGCCAAACCGTTATCACTGTTCAACAACTTATTGATAGTGGTGCTCGGCGAGCAGGTAAATTAGCAGAAGACTTGACAGTTGAGCAAGTCAATGCTGCTACTCAGAGTCTGTACTATCTATTGTCAAATCTGGCAAATAGAGGTATTCAGTATTGGTGCATTCAAAAGTATGTACTTGGATTAATTCCTGATCATTATCAGTACTATCTGAATACAGGGGTAGTTGACGTGCTAAATGCCAACTATCGAACTGTTACTCAGAACACTACAGGCGGATATTCCACCACTGGTAATGGCTCATATGCATTTGATGGTCAGTACACCAATATTTGCCAATGTACAAATAACACAAGCTCTATTGGAATTAACAACGGATCTGGGCAGAATGTCTATATTGGAACTGTAGGTATTTTACCTGCTGTCAGTGGGTCTGTAACAATACAGATTCAATACTCAAATGATGGCACCAACTGGACAACTGCGTATAGCCCTGGTGCCACGAACTGGGTCTCAGGGACATGGCTGTATTATGACCTTGATCCTTCTGCTAATGTTCCATATTGGAGAATTCAGCAGACATCTGGTATTAATATGGGTGTATATCAAGTAGTTTTTGGATCCAATGCTACTGAAATTCCAATGGCTAGAATGAATCGTGATGATTACACCAACTTGCCGAACAAAAATTTTACTAATAACTACCCTTTGCAATACTGGTTTGACAGGAATATTCCTCAACCTGCTATGTACTTATGGCCTGCACCTCAAATCTATTCGCCACAAATCGTAGTTTGGGCTCACAGATATATTCAAGATGTAGGCGCTTTATCTGGATCTATTGAGATTCCTCAAAGATGGTACTTAGCAGTGCAGAATATGCTAGCTCATCAAATGGCAATGGAATTACCAAATGTAGAGCCTACAAGAATTGTGTATTGTGAACAGCAAGCTGAAAAATACTGGATGATGGCAGAGCAAGAAGAGCGTGACAAGTCTCCTATTTACTTTGCACCTAACATAAGTCCTTATACAAAATGAGCATCTGGTTAGACACTCGTGGCAATACGGTACTCAGTATCGCTATCTGCGATAGGTGTAAGATGAAACGTGCCTATGATGATATTAGTAATGATAGAAATATTCCTGGGTTAAGAGTATGCAATTTTGGTTGCAATGATGAGCGTGATCCCTATAGACTGCCTGCAAGACAGCCTGAAAAGATCTCTATTCGGTTTCCACGTCCTGATGCACCGCTTAATCCAGATAATGATGCATTAACAACTGATCCTAATATTGTAAATGATGTAAATCAAGATCCAACACTTCCGTCTACTGCTGGTGAGTGGGGAATTGCACCTGAGCAGTCCGAGGATACAATTGATGGAAATTTAGATAATTTGAGTCCCTAATTATGGCAAATATAAGAATCTCGCAGCTTCCACCAGCACAGACTGCCATTACTGGCTCTGAGTTAGTACCAATAGTCCAAAATGGACAAACGGTACAGACTACTGTTAGTGCAATTACTGCTAGTCCGTCTTTAACTCAAACTTTCTTAACTGTTACTGCTCAGCCCACTCTTCCAAATAGTCGATACATCGGTACAGGATTAGGCCTAGGATCCTCTGACGGAGGTTCTGGAGGCATTTACAATATCTTCTTGAATGGAGTATCAGGCAGTTTAGAGAATGCCTCTCAAGGCATCATAGTTAAGAACACAGGCTCAACAGTTGCTAGTAGAACACTAACTGCATCTGGTTCAGGTCTTAGTATTTCAAATGGTAATGGTGTCAGTGGCAATCCTACATTTGCACTTACGGGATTAGTACAAGCTCTTGCAACTACTTCCGGTACAGGATTATTACAGACCAACGGAACTACAATTTCAGTAGCTACTGTTGCAGGAACAACCAATCAGATTTCTGTATTAAACGGAAATACCAATCCGATCATAGGTTTAGCAAGCAATCCTGTGCTTCCTGG